TTTGGTTGTGAAATCGTTAAGTATCATTACGCTCCTACAAACGACTATATCTATTTTAAACGTTTTGAAGAAATTCATTTCCCGACCGATCATTTCGATCGTATTGTCTGTGCGGATGTTGTTGAACATGTTTTGAATCCGGAAGCGTTCTTGGAAGAGTTTTTTCGGGTTCTTTGCGAAAAGGGAATCGGTTATATCGAACTTCCTGATTTCTTTTGTGACGAAGGTAGCGATCATTGGAAAAAGATCGAACACATTTGGTACTTTACTTTCGATTATTTTAAGGAAATGTTGTCCAGAATCGGATTCGAAATAGTTGCTGTTCATGAGGAACTTGGTGCTAAAGTAATGTTTGAAGTTCGGAAACCGAAACAAAAACGTACTTCAATCCTCGTTCCTCCTGGCATTGGAGATTGTTATTGGTCGTTGATTAAGATCGAATCGTTTATAAAAGAAAATGGAATCAAAGGACCGGTTGATGTTTACGCAGCATGTCCAAGAGCAAAAAAGTATGATTCCCATAAGAGGGCGTTCCCGTTCTTGGAAATGTTTCCGTTTTTGAAATCAACCGGAGAATCGATATTTAATAAACGTGCTGGTATTTGGCACGAGGCATATCTTGAAGAAGGTCGTTCGGTTTTCAAAAACGTTCTCGGATGTAATTATTTCATCTCTTATAATGGATATCTTCGTGCTGGTAAGGCATTAGACGATCTCGATCCTCAGTATCCCTGTAACTGGTTTATGGATAGATTTATATCGTTAAACGAGGATAAAGCGAAAGACGAAGCGATCGCTAAATACGGACGTTATTTGGTCTTGTATTGGGCATTCGTTGGTTCGAACAATTGTGTCTTTAAACATTTTACAGTTGAGGATCTTGCTCTTGCTATTAATAAAATCGTAAAGAAAACTGGACTGGTTCCGGTCTTTGTTGGAGCGGAATGGGATACGGACGATGAGAAGGTACTTGAACTCGTTTCGCTCGTTAAAGGAAGTGTTAATCTAATTTCAAAGACATCTGTCGAACAAGTCTTCGGTATCATACGAGGTAGTCAAGCGGTAATGGGCATTCCTTCTGGCATCACTATAATGGCTGCGGTTTTTAGGGTGAAAACCATTTTGTTGTGGGGTAGTTTTTATACAACAAATGGTGTTCATCGAGACTTCGCGAAAAACGTTTTTCCTCCGGAGATTCTCGACGATACATATTTTATCCAATATGCAGACGAAGTAACGGTTGAAGGCTTGTCCGATAAAATTATTTCGGTTGTCGAAGACAAACCTTTTAAACAACTGGATAAACATATTAGAAAGCAAAACCAAGAATACGACGTTATTACGTATTCAGAGAGAAGAGGAAGACAAAAAAGAGCGATACCTTCGATACGGGATATTGCACCAACTACTCCTCAAATTTTTGATTTTAAGAAAAAAGAAGATCTCGATTTGACTATTGCGTGTGTTTTAAATTCGGGAGGAGATTATACTGAAGAGTATGTTTTAGCACTTAGGAATGCACTCGAAAGAAATTCGACGTTAAAATATAAGTTTGTTTGCCTTACCGATTTAAAGGAAATTCCAGGTGTCGACATTATCCATTTAAAGGATGGTTTCAATGGGTGGTGGGCAAAGATCGAATTGTTTCGTTCTAATCTTTTCACAACGAAAAATGTTTTATTTTTCGATCTCGACACTATTATTTTAGGTAACGTCGACGATCTTCTTCGACTTAATATCAGATTCGGTGCGTTAACTCCGTGGAATCGAAAAAATAGAGAACGGGGAGGATGTGCTTCTGGTATTATGTTATGGCAAAACGGAGAATGCGACTTTCTTTATACTGAATTTTCTAAATACAATCTTCCTGAAGTAGGTGGGGATCAAGTTTACATTTCGGAATGTCTTAAAAGACATGGATTTTCATATACTTCGATTCAAGCGGCTTTTCCCCGTATCTTTTCGTATAAACAAAATTGTAGAAATGGAGTTCCAAGAGGGGCGAGTGTTATTTGTTTTCATGGCCGCCCCCGTCCTCATGAAATGGAAAAGGGTTGGGTAAAAAGGAACTGGAAATAAACTAACCAAAGAGACGGAGGTGTAAAATGGAATTTAGAGAACGCCCGATTTTGATTACCGGTGCGGCGAGAAGTGGAACCTCAATGATTGCTGGACTTATCCATCATCATGGTGTTTTCGGAGGGTCTGTTAAAACGAAAAACATTCGAGGTGATATCAATAATCCAAAACCGGAATCAGCGGGAGCGATGTACGAAAATTTGTTTATTCGTAATAACATCGTAAAGAAGACTTTGAGGGAAATGAATTTGGATCCGAAATGTCAGAATCCTCTTCCAGATCCTGAAGACTTTAAATTGTTTTCTGAAAACTCGATTATAAGTTTTCGTTCTTTGTTATACAGAGTACTTCGTGAACAAGGATACAAAAACGATATGTTATGGTATTATAAAGGAGCAAAGTGCTGCCTTATGTGGCCTTGGTGGCATCGCGCTTTTCCAGCTGCCAAATGGATCATTGTTAGAAGAAGAACGGAAGATATCGTTAATTCATGTCTCCATACCCATTTTATGAACGGATACAAAACTGCTGAAGGCTGGGAAGGATGGGTTGATACTCATATTGAAAGGTTTCTCGAAATGGGAGGAGCTGGTTTAGACATTCAATATATTTGGCCTCATAAAATTATTGGTAACGATTTTTCCGAAATCAAAAAAATTGTTACGTCTTTTGGGTTGAAATGGGATGAAGAACTCGCGAGAGATTTTATTGAACCGGCTTTATGGGGTGGGAAAAAGATATAAGGAGGGGTCATGGCGAACCGAGTAACTGGAGACGAAGTTAAAAACATTCTCGAAACAATTCGTACCTCTGACCAAATTGAACATTACATTACTGCAGCTAATCTCATCGTAACTGAGGATTTGGTTGGACAAGGAATGAGTGATGAGAGATTAAAATTGATTGAATTATATTTATCAGCTCATTTCGTAGCCATTGACGATCAGAGGTTTTCTTCACATAAAGACGGTGAAGCATCCGCTTCTTTCATGGGGGCTTCTTCGATTGGAAAAGGTTTGGAATTAACTTTTCAAGGACAGCAAGCTCTCGTTTTAGATTCTTCCGGAATTCTTCGATCTAAAGGTAAAAAACAGGTTTCTTTTGACGTAATGGGACCGGAGGATTAAAATGTCAACGAATAGGTTTTTAACAGCAGCATTGAAACAAACCGTTACCTATTGGGGGAACCCGACAAATGATGGCGGAGGAGGGTTCACTTTTGATGCTCCGGTGGAGATCCTGGGTCGATGGGAATTCAAAAATACCATTATCAAGAATGCTCAAGGACAGGAGATAGTGGTTAATATCCGGGTTTCCTTGCCTCAAGATGTAGAGGAAGGGGGGTATCTATTCCTTGGGGCCTCAACGGCCGTAGATCCGACGACAGTGACCGGGGCATACTCTATTAAGGGTTTTAAGAAAACTCCCGTTCTTCGGGGCAATGACTGGCAGAGATCGGCATATTTATAATGGCTACCGAAACCGTCATAGGGTTGGATCAAGTCGTTAGATCTCTAAATAAAGAGATTAGCAAGATCGACGGGGCTTCCAGGGCTGGCTTGATTAAGGGAGGGGCGATGTTTCTTGGGAAAGCAGTTCCCGAGGCTCCTCTTGTGACTGGGAATCTTCGCGCAAGCGGGTTCCTGAAAACATCAACGGGGGAGGTTACGAGAGGGAATAATCCGAAATGGAAAGGGGAAGTGTCTGATGAAATGGAAATTCGTCATAAAGAGGTTTTGGGAAGGGTAGAGCCAAAAAGGGCTTCTCTTGATTCTTTTTCCTTGACCCTCGGGTTTTCAGCAGTCTATGCCCTTTCGGTTCATGAAAATCCAAGATCCGGTAAAACAGGAGGCGTCAGTCCAAAGGGTAGACCATATAAACCACCAAAAGGAAGTACAGCTTCTGCATTTGCTACAAGAGGGGGATGGAAGTTCTTGGAAAGAGCGATCAAGGAGAATACGAAGAAATTTTTGGACATCGTCATCTCAAGTGTTAAAAAGGGGATATGATGAATAGCCCATCGAAGGACATAAAAGACTTGTTGGAGGACTCTGGATCGGGGATTGATCTTGTTTATGCGGAGAATCTTTTCTGTAATTTAGTCCCCGATGTTGGGGTTGATAATATTTTAACCGTCACTGTTCTCGATTCTCCCGGAGATTCCCCTTATCCTGGAACGGCCGTTTATGATCGCCCTGGAATTATGGTTTATGTCAGAGGCGTAGCCAATGGGTATACGGCAGCTTATGAAATGGCCGCGGACATATCCACTTATCTTCACAATAAACATAATGAGACCATAAACTCAACTCGGTATATTAGCATTTTTCGGGTTGGTGATATAAATTGGCTCGGATTCGACGAAAACCAGAGGCCAATGTTTTCTATCAACTTTGCCATTCAACGAACGACAACGGCATAACAACAAAAAGGAGGAATTATCATGACGACAAATGCTTTTTCTGGCGTAGGGACCCTCTTCAAAAGAGGCGTGCAATCGGTCGCAGAAATCAACTCCATCAGCGGTCCCAATATGAGCCGGGGAACCATCGACGTAACTTCCCTGGACAGCACTGGGGGGTATCGGGAATTCATCGGTGGTTTCCGGGATGGGGGGGAAGTTTCCCTGGACTGTAATTGGTCCCTGGAAGAGTGGAGCGAGTGGCTGGAAGACTTTGAGTCCGATGACTTGGGCTCCTATTCCATCACCCTCGCCAATACGGAAGAAACCGAGATTGCTTTTTCCGGGATTTGTACGGCCCTGGGCATGGCTGTTCCGATGGATGACAAGGTCACCAATACGGTCACCTTGAAGATTTCCGGCGGGTTGACAATCACCAGCTAATTTTAATTCGTAGTTTCTAACCATTAAGGAGAAGAGATCATGGAATTTTTAACGAAAGATGCAATCAAGTCGTGCAAATCCAATTTTGCCATGGAGAAAGTTGAGATCCCGGAATGGGATGGATTCGTTTTCGTTCGGGAGTTGTCTGCCCGCGGGAAGGACATCTTCGACGATTCCATGGTGGAATATGATCTGGCCACCAAAGGGGTGAAATTCAAATCCGCAACTAACCGTAGAGCCCTTTTGGCTGTTCTCACCGCTTGTGATGAGGATGGGAATTTGGTCTTTGATGACAAGGACATCTCTTGGCTGGGAGATAAGCAGTTCAAGGCAGTGAACAGGATCTTTGAAGCAGCCCAGCGACTTAACGGGATGACACCGGAGAAAGCGGAAAAAAACTCCGAGACCCCCGACGCCGATTCCTTTTCAGATTAGCATTGGCGTTAGGGGGTCGGTCGGTGGCTGAGTGGGAAGCGGTAATATCTGAAAACGAGCTGACTGAATGGATGACATTTTATGCGAAGGAACCTTTTGGGGATAGAAGATCAGATATCCAGTCAGCTCAGATATGCGCTTTATTGGCAAACATTAACAGGAATCCAAAGAAGAGGTCTCAGCCATATCGGATCGGGGAATACATGCTCTTCCAGGAAAAGGAAGAACCAAAAAAGCAGAGTCCAGAAGAAGTGATTGCCATTTTTAAAGGAATTCAACAGGGCTTCAAGAAAAAGAAAAAGCGAGGGGGAAAATAAATGTCCTCAACAATCGGCGATCTAATAGTAAAATTGAGATTAGATAATTCGGGGTTGAATCGCGAGGCGAAGTCTGCAGAGAGGACCCTGAGCAATCTCAAGTCGGCTGCGATGGCTTCGCTTGCTGGCTGGGCCTCCATTCAAGGGGTGAAGGCCTTTTGGGGTACCCTGTTGGATTCTGTTGAGACCTATCAGATGGCCGTTGTTCAAACATCGGCTATGGTCACCGGAATGATGAAAGAGGAGTCCGGTAGATCCCTTTCCAGTCAGTACCAGGAGGCCACCCAATACGCCAAGGGGTTGGTCTCCACCCTGGAAGTCATGGACGCTAAGACCATTCTGAATGCTCAAGATCTACAGCTTATCAATCGGGAGCTGCTAAAACAAGGCATCCTCCTGGATGTGAATAAAGAAAAACAGGTTCAGGGCCTCACCAATATCGCCAATGCCGTTGCTGTTATATCGGCCGGCGCCCCTAACAAATCAATTCAGCTCATGCAAGAAACACGGGCTCTTCTTCAGGGCGAGGTCAATATGTATTCTCAATTAGCTTCTATGTTGAACGCCCAAGTGGGTAATTTGAAAGAGCAAGTCGATCTCCATCGTCAGCAGGGGGATCTCCTCGAATGGCTGGGATTTCAATTGAGGGGCTTTGCTGCTGCGGGAAAGGATTTGGAATTCACGTGGGAAGCAATCGGCAGTACGATGGAAACCATCTATCGCAGGACTATTCGTGGAGGGTTGACAGTTGCTTTCAATGATATTTTGACGGTGATGCGGTCTATGTCTGATTGGGCCAAAGAGCATCAAATGGAGATTGAAACCTATTTGGCTGGGGCCTGGGATGGGGTCAAGGCTGTTGTGAAGGAAGTTCATGGGGTATACAAGTCTATTTCAGACTTTGCCGATGCGCACCCTTTTATGGCTGAGTTGGCCAAAGATCTGACTCTCATTGGAGCGGGATTGATTGCGATCAATGCGGCTCTTAAAACTACCATCGCCCTGATGGGGGTCATGAAGGCAATCAGTGTCAGCTTGTTCACGGCAATGGTGGCTCCTATTGTTGGGGTCTCCTCTGCTCTCAATGGAATCACTTTTGCGGCAGTGGCTGCGTCCGGGGCCTTGGGGGCTTTGGGGGCAGCGGCCGGGGTGGTTGGTTTTGGGTTTGCTGGATGGCAGATCGGCACTCTGATTAATCAATGGGAAATAGCCGGGAAGACTGTGGGGGAGTATATTCAACTCGTGATGGCCGGCGTGGACAAGGCCTCTGTTTATATCGGGTATCTCGCAGACCGGATAGCCATCACCCTGGATACTATTTGGCGGGGGCTGTCTTCCTCTATCACGGTCATTGTCAGTGAGCTCACCGCATCCTTGAACAACATTCCCGGCATAGGCAATTTAATCTCTGATGATTACGTTGCCAGTTTGGCCGTGAAAGCTGCAGCCGCTCAAGAGGTTCTTGGGGGGTTGGCAGCGGCCCAAGCGGCCGAGGTTGATTTGGCAGAACAAACCCGGGATAAGAAACTGGCTTTTGTTGATCAGATTATTGAGGGGATAAATGCCGAGGCTGCCGCCAGAAATGCGGTAGTGAAGACGGCCGAAGATGCAGCAGCCAATTCAATCAAAGTGAACAAGATCGCTTCCGATGATCAAGTAAAATTACTTGCAAAATGGGAAACAACGCTGAATACCTATCGGCTCACTGATACCCAAAAAGAATTATACAAATTACAGCAAGACTATGCAATGTATTTGGAGCATGTCGAAGACAAAAATGCCCTTGACGAATGGTATTATCATCAGAAGCAGGTCTTGATGGCAAAGGAGCTGGGAGAGCTCGCAGCCTTATATCAAGATCTTTACAAGGCCACCGGATTAGAAAAATATGCTCAGGCGGCGATCAATGCCTATCAATCGGTACTCGATGTTCATGAAGAGACGTGGAAGCAAATGGGATTGACCGAAGAGGACGCCCATTCTCTTCGCCTTACGAGGGAACAAGAATATGTCAAGTCCGTTTATGATTCCTTGAATAAGATAGTGAACGCAGAGAAGAAAGCGGCAGATGCGCGTATTGGGATTGCCAATGATATTTCCGATGCTCAATCGTCTGGTTCGGGGACAGGAGGGGATTTTACTTCGGCAGGCAGCATCTTTACTTCTTATAAGGGGTCTTCATATGGCCCGTTTAGTTCTTATAGTGAAGCCGACTCTTATATGCAAAGATTAATTTCTGCCAATAAAGAGGCTGCTGATTCGGCTTTTAATCTCTCTAATTCTTTTAATTTGGTGTCATCCGCCGCTGACCAGTTGGCATCCCAGATGGAACGGGAACTGGAAGCCCGGCAAAGGGAATTGGAACAGAAGATTCGAGAATACGGAGGCACCGCTGAGACTCTTGGGGAATTCATTTCAAGCCTGGGGTTGAGTGATTTTGCCCCGGTGATTCCGGAGGGGGGCTTTGAGGCCCGATATCAAGAACTCCTGGATATGGCATCTTCTGATCAAGAAAAAGTAGGGGATTTTCTCACCTTTGTTCAGGATTATTTAGATTATCAACAGATGTATACTGGGGGGATCAATTACACCGGGATCTTCGGCAAGGTCATGGAAGACCTTACGGGGCTGTCTGATCTATATGGAGTGATGGCCACCCTGACCGATATGGGGTTTGAGGGTACTACTCAGGAGCTTCAGAAATTTATTGAGGCGCTAGAAAAACTCAATATTTCTATTCCCGAATTGGCTGGCGCAATGGGCATTGCTGATGGAGGCACTGAAGGATTGGTTCTTGAATTACAAAATACAGAGACCCCTTTTACAAATGTCATAAAGGCTCTTGATAGTATGGCAAGCGCAACAAAAGAGGAACTCACTGATGCGGCAGCAATGTGGGATAGTCTTGTTTCGGGCATTGGTGGCGGGATGTCTGATATTGCTTCCGGTATTCAGGGCGCTTATAATAATGCTCAAGCCAATCCCACTTATACTCCTACTGTTGTTACAATTCCATGGGTGAAGGAAGTTGATTCCTTTTTAAGTAAAATGCGATGGGTGGCTAAATATGCAGGCAAATATATAGATTCCACTCAATGGTATTCCAGTTACACAGACCCTCCGGCCCCCATGGAATGGGTGGTGGCAGGCAGCGGCACTTTGACAAGCGGATTGACAATGGCGGGAGAAATTGGTCCAGAATGGGTTGTCCCCACATATGAACCCCAACGAAGCAAATTCTTGAATGACGTGGGGGCCAATCCCGATGTTATTGCTTCCGCCGTCATGTCTAAGATAGGAGGCGGGGGAGGGGATATGGTTCTGGAAATTGATGGTAAAATTATGGGCAAAATTATGGCGGATGAATTGACAAAAAATCCTGGCTTCATTGTCAAGATGAGGAGACAGATCAATGGCTGATAAAGAGATGTATGACTACTTGAGTGTGGTGACTCCGGACTATTCGGCCACCACCCTGAGCGTCTCCCCTCAGAAGATCGTACCGGAAACGGGACAGAAGAACCAGATTTTGAATGTGGGGGATGATGGATCGGAGGAGGTCATTGACTTGTCCGATGATTTCCTGTTCATGACGGCTCTATCCTTTGTCCAATCATCTTCCGATATTGGGTTGGTGCTTGACTTCTATTTCGACTCTTCCAAGGCCAATGGTATTGCCCGATCCTTTAAGTGGGCTCACCCCAAGGACGGGCACACATATGTTGTGAAATTCAGGGGGCCGATGACTCGCAATTGGGAAGAGGATTTGATTGAGGGTGGATATCAATCCGTGAGACAGATTTCATTGAAGATCATTGGAAAAATAGCCGACTAAGGAAAGTGATATGCCGATTGCCCTGACAACTCGTCAACAGACCATAATAGATGCGGCCAATAAAACCCTATCCTGGCGCTTTCGGGTTGAGGATAAAAATGGGGCCTTTTATTATTGGTCCACTAAGACTCTGGCGGCATCCACTGACTCCGATATCGTGACCATTGATGATGGAGCGATGGATGGGGTGACGGTCTACGGCTACAATCAGGAATTGGGATATGCTTATGATTACAAGATTGAAGACTTCTCTGGAGTCAGCCTTTCGGTAGATGGGCAACATGCCGGCATCATACGGCCAAGCGAATTGTCGTTTACCGTGCTCAATTCCGGAGATGTATTAACGCCTTCCGATTTTGTAGGGGGTGAGGTTCTGCTGTCTCAGTGTGCAGATGACGGGGACGGGGAATGTGTCATTCGTCGGTTCCGGTTCGCCATTAAAAAGGTCAATCCTGGGTATCATAAATTTGGGATTGTCTGTGTGGATTTTCTCCAACAGTATTTGAATGGGTATTATCCCAACACCCAGTTGATCAACGATATTTTTCCAAGCGACGTGGTGGATGAAGATGATAGGGTTTGTGTCCCGGTTCCTTTCGGCACTGCATATATTCCCTTGCGAAGTGTTTACAAAGGGGCGGCGGTCACTATCAATTCGGCTGAAATCTCTTTTGTGGCATCTTCGGCCGGCGCAGCATGTAGGATCGAGACCGCGGATTCCAGTGATTTTTCTGAATTAGAGGTGGGTCGATATATTACCACTTCCGGGGCCGATAATGGAGAAAATAATGGCACCTTTCAGATTGATGCCTTAGAAGCAGATATCATTTATCTGAGCAAGGATGCGGGGTTGGTTGACGAGGCTGCGGACTCCTCCACTGATGTTACTATCACAATGGGGTCTCGGTATTATCTTCTTGGGCCATCGGATAAAACATATTCAATATCAAAAATTAGAAGTCCTCGCACAGTAGGTAAAAAAGTTGAATTTACCTCTAATGATTATGCTTTCAATCAAGTCACTATCGCAGATGAGGACAGTAATTCCTGGAAAGCAATGCAGGCTATCATTGCCGATGTTGATGGGGACGGGACGGCCGATGCTCCTGGATTCTGGTTTGGAGGGGATCAAATATTGGATGCCCCGGTGGAATTATATCGCACCGACACCCTGACCAATACCCAAATGCCGGATCTTCTCCAAATGGTTCTTTTGCAATACGGGATGGATCAGAATCATTTAAATTTGGATTCATTTGATGTTGTTAAGAACTCCTTGAATGTTTCTGAAATTGATTTAGAATTGGAAGGTGCTTTTTGGTATAAGCAGGATCGGGAAGAGATCTTGTCTTCACTTTTAGTTTCCGGCAATTCCATCCTGGTGGTTGAGGATCAATTGTATCTTTATCGGCTTTCTAAGACCAGTCAGAAAACGCTAACCTCTGTCACCAATAAAATTTATCGTAATCTATCGGATACCCTGAACCCAGGCAAAGGCACTTTCAAGCGAGACGATGTTGCAGACGATTATGTTTCCAATTGCGGTTATGTCACGTGGCAACGGGATGGGGAGGCTCAAGATAAGTTTTTGAAGCTATTGGTCCCGGCCAAGGGGTCTGTCCGAACTATCATCTCCGATGAAGTTTTGAAGATCCCTTTTGTAAAGGACAGCCAACATATTCAGACCATCGGCACCCTCTATTATCAAAGGAAATTGATGCGGGATGCGGACATTTCTTTCACGGGATCTTCCAAGCTGTGGGGACTATATCCGGGGGAAATTATCACCTTGAATCATGCGCGGTATGGGGGTGAGTATGATATGGTGATTGAAAACTACAAAATTCATGCCGATGGATATGTAGTTGTTGATGGATATAAACCAAGTGTTGAGCTGGACGATTGGGAAGATCTTTCGCCGGCAGCGATAACAGTTGTCGACGATGACACTGCTCAGGCTTGGCAACCTACTATTTCCGGCCCCTTGAGTGATCAAGATGTGGGGGTTTCTGCATTCGATACATGGGGCAAAGAATATCTAACCGTTGGCCCGATTGAAAACGGCGGCAAGTTCACCGATATTCAAAAAGCATTGAATCAGGTTGAACAGGCTGGCGGTGGTGCAATCTATATTTTAAACGGTAATTATCAGGCAACTGCACCCTGGTATGTGCCTGACGTTAATATTGAAGTTGTTGGTCAGTCGCAAGGTGGGGTCACGCTAAAGAATCTGGCCGGAAGTGATTTATGGGTTTTGCATAATTTGACAAAGAAGTTTTATTTTCATGACTTTTCTATTGCAAGCCAGAATGTGGCTGCGTTTTCGAATATGATAAAGTTTTACGGAGATACAGCCGCAGACAATACGGCAATAGTTGAAATTGGCAACATTACAGCTACGCTCATTGATGACGGATCTAATTCCGGCGACATATTTTTTTATGGTAATAAGGGTCAAACCGGCCGGGTTCTAATTGATAAAACAAAAACATCTGGTGGTAAATACGGTATAAGTATTGCCGATTCTGTTTATGGCTCAGAGGTTATAATATCTAAAAGCAGCATTAACGCCTGTCTATCCTCGGCAATTTACCTATATTGTAACTCATTACAAGTGATAAACAACCAAATAGATACAGATAATAGATGTGTTTTTGTAAGGTCCGTGGTTTCTGGTTTGGTGCATGGTAATGATCTATCTGGCGAATTTGTTGACGGAGTTGTTTCTTTAGCTTCTTCTAAATTGAGGATAGTCTCAAACGATATTAATTCCACGAGGAACATCAGTGTCAACGATGTTTTCGAGGGAATATCGGCTACCTCTGGATCGGGTGCCGCGATTGATGGCAATCGAGTTACGTTGGTGTCTTCCGGAGTAGGTCAAGCCTTTGGGATACATGTCGATACGTTGACAGAATCGACAATAAATGGCAATCCAATATACATTGACGTTGTTGATACAGCTCGAACACACCTTGGCATTTACTTAGAGGCATCAGACAGAAATATTGTGTCAGCAAATAATATAGATTTAGTTAACAATGACGCAGTTGACACAGGCATATATTTAAACGGAACGAGCGACAATAACCAAGGCGGCGACAACATAACTTACAATTGTGGCACCGGCATAAATGATTTCCCTGGAACAAATTTTGTAACGGGACTGGACGTTTAAAATGAATCTGGCAATCTTTTATAAAAACACAAACGAGCTTCACGCTGTTATCCGTGATGCCGTTAAAATATCTGATAGAGAATACCGGGGCAAAAAAGGTAGCATTACTTTCAAGCCGTGGCTGTACGATGTTATTTTAACGAATGAAGATTTGCCTGATATGAAGCAACCGACCAATGAAGATGAAAGCCCAAAGACGATAATGGATCATCGACCGGTTGCAGTGCCGATATTCGATGGGGTACCGGTTGACTCACAAGCGGCTGTAAATGTCGTTGTCAAGGCCCAAATAGCAAAGGCATACGATAGGGAGTCCGAAACTAAAATAATCCGTTTACGGCTATCTGGTAAGCTGTCAGAGGATGATTGGAACGAATATGATAACACTATTTCCCAAATAGTGAATGAAGGCAGAAAATTCAAAGCCCTGCATTTTAAAGAGGACGACAAATGAAAATCATCCCTCCCATACAGCACAAATTAGAATATGTCGAGAACGAGCAGATTCGCCCCAGATTCGGCATCGCTTTTCCTGAGCAGGGGATAGCCTGGGTACGGGGGGATCTCCCGAAATTCGCGCGGCTATTTGTTTCCATCCACGAGCTTTACCATTTGACAGATGAATCGGAGAATGTTTTGTTCCGGGAGGTTCGGGCCAACTTGTATCCCTTCTGGGCCATCCCGGCCGGATTTTTTTGGGTGATCTTTGCGACCTTGATTTCTCGTGAACGAATGGCCTTTTATTGGAATTTGATCAAAAGGAGATAAATCATGCCCGCTAATATTTTTGTTAAATATGCCCTCACTGGGGGAGCGGCAAATGCCGTTGATGGAATTGATGCGGCGTCTTTGACCACTGGAGATCCTCTGTTCGCATACGTTTCCTCGATTCGATACGATTATTTATACAACGCTACGGTTGGTGGGGCTGAGTCATCCCCAACAAAAATCGCTCCAGATAAAAGCGGCGGGGTTGCCTATGCGGGAGATGGCCGATGGATACTTCAGGGGATGTATATCACGGCTTTAACCGTTGGCGGTGATGTGGATATTTCTGGCGCATTGACCGCGACGTCCGTAATTGTGGACGGAAAAGACATAATCGAAACCATCAACCCACTGGCAAAAAGCCAGGGCGTCCACATGATCGCCTCAACCACCGTCGGTGGAATTTCGGCCGCAGACGCTACCGATATCGAAAATGGGACGAATGCTTTTTCTGTCTTTTTCCGTGGGTCGTTGCCTACATGGAATCCAACGACTGCTGTTGTTTTGGTAGCGAAATATGCAGGGGGCTTGTCCGTTGGTTGGTCTTTGCAGATGTATGTTAATGGCCAGTACTATATGCAGTTAGTAGGATCTGGCGGGATTATCAATGGTTCTTTATTTACTCCGGCTTCGACACTATCTGCAAATTCTATCCATGAAATTATGGCGGTAGTAATACGGGAGACTGCCTCGGTAAATGGCAGCATATCATTATATATAGATGGAGAATTGTATCAGACCAAAACGATATCTGCGGGGTCTGGTGGAGACATCAGTAACTCTGAACCATTTAGAATTTTGGGCCTTGTTTCAACTCAGTATGAAGGGCTGGTGGAATGTTCAGGCATCTACAACCATGCCCTAACCGCAGCCGAAGTCCTCAATCATTACAAAAACGGCCCAGCCTTTGCGGATATTGAGGGGAGTCAGACGGCGGTTTATGAGAGCGATTTTTCGGCGGGTTTGGATGGTTGGGTAGGCGGTGACGCAAACGTAACTTTAACTGGCAATGTGGACTCGATTGACGGAGAAGATGATTGGTTAAGTGTTGAGCGCATTAATTCAGCTGGTAGAAGTGATGCTTCTTTGGCTGCTGCTGTAACAAAAGAGAAAAACTATAATATTGAATTAAAAATTCACAACCCAGCAGGAAGCTCACTCGCTTATTTCATTGTAGGGAACGGAGGGCTTCTCGGGACATATCCTGTGATTTCTGTTCCGGCTGGATCGACCGTTACAACAACAGTGTTTTGTCCGCCTGAAAATTTAAATACTTCTTTATATGTTTCTCCTGCTGATGTTGCTGGTGCATATTCTACAAGCGTGGCAGCAGGCCAAGTGTTTTATTTTAAAACGCTAAAATTATTTAAAGCCGGCATCACCGGCAGATGGGATGCCCGAGACGCAACCCAGGATAAAATTTACGACTCCAGCGGCAACAACAATGATGCTGCTTTCCCTGCTTCTGGTGCAACCCTTATGCTCCCTGATCGGGTGAGCGAAGTTCAGGCCACGACAAGTGACGGAAGCACAAATGGTTATCGGCTCCTTGATTCGGGTGGAAATGAAGTCTTTGCCGTTGATTCTGACGGGGGTGTTACTGCGGCGACCGTAAGTGCCGCGTCTGGAGACTTACAAGGCGGCTATATCACCAGCCTGCAAAACACAGCGGATCTGGTGGCGCGCGGGCCTGGGTATCACCTCAATGGCGTGGATAATACCGTTGCCGTGCCCCACAACACGGCTTTAAATGTCGGCACTGGTGATTTTTCCGTCCTATCGTTTGTATCGATGAGTTCTATCGAAGCCGAATCTGGCGCGTTTGTTGCCACGCTTTCCAAGGAGGGGGCTGTAAGCACTGGTTTTGCGCTGGGCGTATCGAGTGTTGCAGCCGCAGGTATTCGGGTGCGGTTGGCAGGAACAAATTACGATGGGGCTGGGTTTGTGGGAGATTTAAGCGATGGAAAGAATCATGTCCTCGGAGCGTCATTTGACAGAGACGGCAACGTTGATCTGTTCATTGACGGCGATAATTATGCCAGTGCCGACATATCAGCCCAATCGGCAGTAACTTTGGATACGGCGACCGATTTGTATATTGGACGGCGCGCGTACACTGCTGCCGGACATATGTCCGGCAGCGATTTTAAAAACCTGATGTTCAACCTCAAATTATCTGTCACTGAAATGAAAGCCCTCTCCGCCGGCGCACCAATCCCCTACAAATACCTTGGGGCGAGTCAGACTGAGCTTACAAGCGGCACCCTAACCATCGGCAAGCGTTACCGTTTGAAGGACTGGATAACCGCTGACGACTTTACCAACGTGGGCGCTGCATCAAATGCTGATGGGGTAGAGTTCACGGCGACCGGTACGACTCCGACCACATGGACAAATTCAAGCGTGGTTGTTCAAATTGGCTGCGTCCTCGACCTTTCCCCTGATGGTATAGGCACTTCTCAATGGCGGGATGCTTCGGGCAATGCTTTGCATGGGACTGTTTCCGGTGCCATCGCAATGCCGAACAAGGTACGGGACGAACGCTATTCTCCACAAGTAAACCAACTGACCAATGCCGAATTTCTGGTCAACAGCCAATCTGAATTAGCGAACTATGGTGTGGTGCTTGAGGGTGACGACTGTTCTGCCGACAATACTGCAAATTGGACTCTATCGGCTGGCGGTTCATTAACTTTTGACACAGATCACTATGAGTGGGCGCAAGACGGCGCGGGCGATATCGCTTATTTGACGGCGGCGAGAGATACCGAAATAGGCCATTTGTACCGGGTATCTTTAACCGTTAAAGACGGGACCGCTTCCGGAAAGACATTTCAGTTTAGGTATTGGAATGGGGCTGTTGCAAAAGTCGGATCAGTCATTACAACTACCGGGTCATGGGTTGCGCATACATTTACTTTCGAAAGCACTGACGCTGGCACAGAGACATTCCAATTATCGTCGTTGGAAGCATTTGACAATATTGAGTTTAAAGATTTCTCTGTTTACGAAGTCGTTCCCTCCTACACCGCAGCAGACACAAAAGCGCCGGATGGGTGGTTTAAGGATGTCACCTTAGGTATTTACGTACAAAAAGACGAATTGCCAAATGCACCAGTTTCAACTGCTTTGAAATGCGTACCAGGGGCCGCAGGTGATTATTTGTCTTGGCCAAAAGATTATTATCTTACAGATTGGTTTAAGCGGAAGTTTAATAATGTGGATAACGTTACATTCGGAATATGGGCAAAAACATCTGAAAGCGACCATTTTAGATTACAGATAGACCACGACGGGACCGATGTATCATCTGATTATCATACCGGCGGTGGAGACTGGGAGTGGATTACTGTAACATTGTCTGCTTTAAATGTATCTACTGGATTAGTCTTCAGATTATCACTCACAAAATCGTCTGGAGATGTGTATTTGGCCGGTCCCATGCTCGTCTTCGGCAGCGTCTGTGAACGATTTGTGCCGAGGCCGGGGGAGGTTGTAGTTTTTGATACCGTCGTTACCCTCAATGACTTTTATGGTGATTCTCATTCAACAACTGCTGATACAGAAATAAATTTGCGAGAGCAGTCCAACGGAAAACTGCCAGCCGGCATCTCAATGGTCCATGGCCGGTGGGACGTAAAAGATTCTGGATCGTCGGCGGGGGATGCACAGCTATCTCTCGGTAAAGACATTTCGGATATGGCTGACATCCTGATTAATATTGGCAATACCGGCCTCGCAATGGGAAACAACTTGCGCCACTCGCAGCCGGGGATTGTGAACTGCAATGACGATGGCAATTTTGAGCATAGCATAACAGCTACCGGGGCCGGTACGTTTGTTACCGTGTTCTATCTAAATGCTGTTGAATTAAGGTAGGTAATGACAAGACTTACGGACCAAGGAGAAAACCCATGATGACTGTATCTCTAATCCTACTGGCTCTGGCCATCATCATCCAGATCTATGATGCGTGGTCCACCATCACCATCATCCAGGGCGGCGGGCGGGAAGCAAATCCGTTGGTGGCGCGGCTGATCCGGTGGTTCGGCCTGGTACCTGCGGTGGTCGGACTCAAGGTAGGCATATCGGCGGTTCTGGCGTGGGTGGTCTGGCGCTACGGGCAGGCGTGGCCCATTTCTGTATCGCTGGCGGCGGTGGTCGTTTTTTATGTCGTTGCGTTTTGGAATCATAATTTTAAACACGATTAAACACGATGGGATTTAATCAATGAAAGGACCATAATCATGTCCCCAACAACAAATCCAAATTTCTGGTCTGCAATCAGCGGGTATTGTGCCCTATTCGGTGTTATTCTCGGAATTATTGCCGGAGCTGTTAAATGTGGGGAGATAACTGAAAAGGTCAAAGAAAACGATAATGATATTGAAAAATTAAAAGTCAAATGTGACAACCATATCTCCTCTGACGACTGCAAGAATTGCCATGATGCAACGGAAAAAAAGTCAGAGGTGATATTTGATCTTCTCAATAAAATTGAAATCAAAAGAGACAAGGCCAGGGAAGACAGATCAGTGGAAACGGCACAATTTACAAGTACCCTTGCTTCGATGGAATCCAAGATTGGTACTTTTGCTATCTCTCTTCAAGCTCAGGGCCGGCTTTTTGAACAACAACATCAATTTACAAAGGAAATAATTTTATCCCTTAAAGAAGGGATTGGAGGGGAGTTGGTTCATTTAAAAGACCGGATTGATCGAATTGAAGCCGGAAGGCAATAATGGGTAATGGATATCTGACAAGGTTCTCTTCAAGTGAGCAGGGGACAAAGGGCTCTCTCATAATCCCGTCATTTGGCTTTTCCTGCTGTGTAATGGAATTGCCATGGGAAGATAACCTCCCAAAGTATTCATGCGTTTCTCCGGGCATCTACGGCTGTACAATAAGGAAATCCCCCCACTTCGGAAATGTATATTGGGTTATGGAGGTGGATGGGCGCTCCTGGATTCTAATGCATAATGGGAATTTTGCCGGCGATTTCAGGAAAGGATGGGAAACCCATTCGGAAGGGTGCATCATTGTTGGAAAGTATTTTGGCAAATTAAGGGGGCAAGATGCGGTTTTATATTCAAGGCCGATATTAAGACAATTAATTGATGTGGGGGCCGGGAGGCCTTTTGATCTTCATATTTCAAATTTAAACCAAGGGAGGGTGATGTAATGCTTACCACAATTTTGAGTCTTCTTTCTTCTTCTGTTTTGGGAACAGCTTTCGGGTTCATTGGTAATCTCATCACCCAGTGGAATGACCGGGAAATGATGAAGATCAAGAATACCCATGAGCTGGCGAAGATGGACAAAGAAGCCGACATCATGATCAAGGAGGCGGATGCTCGGATAAAGGTATCGGTGGAGGAGACAAGAAAGGCAACGGAAGTCGCAAATATTGATGTTTATAAAGAAGCGGTAAAGCAGGAGGGAATCACTCTTTTTAAGAAGGAATATATGGATTATCTGATGCGCCCCGTGACTGCTTGGTATTATTTCCATCAATGGGTTAGGATTCTTTGCGGGACCATGATTGCTCTTCTTTTTGCCCTTGTCGATGTGATGAAAATGGCTGTCAGGCCCTCTGTCACTTATTATTGGGTGGTTATCACTACTCTTTTGACCTTCAAGCTGGAGCAGGAAGTGGGTGGATTTGCTTCATTGGATACAAAAGTGAAAATGGAGTTATTCCGGTATATATTGAGCTTTGTCTTCTTTGAGTGTTCAACCATCCTGATGTTCTGGTTCTGTGATAGAAGGAATTCCAAGAGCAGAAAAGCCTTGGATATTTAAAGATCGGTATTTTTATTCTCCCCGCTCCAAAGAAAGCGAAGAAAATCGATTATCCAGGATATTTCAAATTTGCCAGAATGAAAACTGCAAAAACAATATAGAAAGACGAATGTTAAAAAAAGAATTTTTCCGGCGGATAGGATTGAACCTTGAATCAGAGGAGGGGCGGATCTCCATACACAAGACAAAATATAAATGCATACCAAAAGAGATATAATTCTTGTTTTATTCATCATTCTTCCCTCACCTTTCCACTATTCCAGTTTCCACCAAAGGTAGATGTTTCTTCTGGTCGGTGATGATTAAAAGCGGACATTATATTTGAGCAATGAATGGTCCGATATCTTTTCAGTCTATCACATGATTCTCTGCATCCAGGATGAAATCTCGAATCCAGAATTGCGCATCCTTTGCAAGGGGATTGTTCGCTCATTTTCGATTTACCCTCCCTCGGACGTATTTTATAATATCCAACACGGGCATTTTTGCGAAGATCCGGTTGCGCATGGCTTCTTTGATGGCTGGGATATTCCCCTCTGATACTTTCATCTCTCCGTTGAGATATAGCTCAAGGCTCACGGATACAGAGGTCGGCCCCTGAGCAAAGATGGGGAAGTCATCCATCATCCCAGTCACGTCTATCGCCGGGGTTGAAATGTTGAAACAGGAACTCCGCATGCCGTATCCCTCAGCGGTGAAAGCCTGGTCACCAATAACGATGACCAGGCCGCTCCCATCCGACAAAAGAATATGTTCACCGGACATCGTCGAGATCCTTGTCAAGAAGGCCTGAAAACTGCTCTTTCATTTCAGAAAGAAGCTTCTCCGTTTCTAAAATCTCACGAAGACCGAGTTTGATCATTTCTTTTGCCACTTCTTTGTCTTCTTTCAGCATTTCCGCCTTTGCCTCTTCTAATAAATCCGCCAATTTCATTTTTTTTCTCCTTTGATTTTTCGTTATGGTCACATCCAATGTCCAATTCTTGCTTTTTTCCCTGCCCCTTCTATTGCTTCTCTCAGAGCTTTGATCCTTTTCATCCACTGGGGATCAGTGCTGGAGATTCGGACAGGTCCGATGTTAAGCCTCTCCCTGATTTTTTTAGGAGGAGGGGAATTATCAAAAAAATCTTGAAGTTCTTTTCTTACTTCATCAAGGTTATATACCATCTTCCACGAAGATTCCCCTTGTTCCCATAATGACCTGGACATTCCACAAAGATCGCAAACTTCGATTTGTTCATTTTCCGGCCAGTCTTCGTAATGGGTTTTCGTATGTTTACATTTCTTTTTGCATTCACGACAACAAGGATGGAAAAGGGAAGTTTCCCCTTCAGGACGTTTATCCATAGGGCAGAGTTCTAAATTATAAAAAATACAATTTTCTGGTTTCATTATCGTCTCCTTATTTCTCGAAAGTCGTGATGACTGATTTATTCCCATCTTTTTCAACCAAAAATAATCTATCCGTATTTTGTAAAATTAATTCTCTACTAACTCGTTCGTCGCTCACCATGATGATTTGTAAATTAAGTTCTCTCGATATCTTTTGGAGAAGTTGTAAAGCGCGAATATTTGCCTCTTCTCCTTTTAATTTAATAAACGGTTCGTCAGCAAGGAGTACATTTCTACACTTATTTATTCCCACCATGAATGCGGCAGGTCGTAAAGAAAATTCCGCTACCTCCTCCGCACCTCCTCCAGTTTCTTCTCCTGGTTCGAACTCGTAGTCATCCCTTTCAAAGAACATTTTACATTCCGTTCTTTGAACTCCAAACTCGGTAAATTCAACAACCAGTCTATAAGGATCGTCGAAAACGGTTTTTAAAGCAAGCGTCGACATTTCTGAAATACTATATTCAAGTTGGGATTGAGTTTCTTTAGCAACGACTTGAATAATTCGTTGTGCGATTTGTGAGTCCACCAACTCTTTAGTAGTAGATTTAAGAACCTTCTTTTTTCCTGTTAAAAGGTTCTCGAACTTTTCCTTCACTCCTCTGACGTTATGAATTCGTTCTCTAAATTTAGTTAACCTCTCAGCCCTTTTCATTATACTTCTCCTCAGCAGAAGCCAGTAATTCATCGAATCTCGCCTTTAACTTTTCGAGCTCTCCGTATTGAGTGTTTCGTGAGGCGATCGCCGATTTCTTATCACTAACTTCGAATTTATTCTTGAGCGATTCGGCAATACTCTCAAGTCTTCCTTGCATTTTATGTTTCGCTTCCTTATTTCTTTCGGATTCGGTCTTAAGATCCAACAACCTCTGAGTTCTATCTTTCATCGTTTTTCCTTTCCATGGATTCCCAAATAAGAGTACGTACAGAACTTT